TACCTAACGCTAAAGAACTTAATAAATATCTATTCAAAGAAATAAAAAAGTGGCGTAAAGCAGATCCTGAAGGAGAAAAGAAAACAAACTCTGGTTTTGGTTGGCACAGTAAAACAGATATGGATAAGAGAAAAGAATATAAACCTCTTATCGATGAATTATTTAAAATGGCTTACGAGTGTAATAAAGATTTTGGTATTACAGGTAAGTTAGGACTTGGTAATATGTGGGCTAATATTAATCCAACGTACAGTTACAATAAAACACATACACATCCTAACTCAATGTGGTCAGGTGTATACTATATTAAAGTGCCAAAGAACTCAGGTAAACTATTTTTAGAGGATCCTAGACCAGGACCAAATACACATATGCCTAGAAGAGTTGACAGTTTACCAGAAGCATTATGGAGAGTATGTGCTTACGAACCTATGGAGGGACGTATGATCTTTTTTCCATCTTGGCTTCCTCACGGTGTTGATATAAATATGAATACAGACAAAGGTGAAAAGAACTGGAGAATATCTGTGTCTTATAATTTTATACAAATATGAGTTTTAAAAAAAATAAATATCAAGTTATTCGTGGTGCTATATCAAAAGAGGTAGCAGACATAGCCTATAGGTATTTACAAATATCAGCAGAAGCAGATCACTGGATGTTAAACAATGGTGTAACTCATGCTGGCAATAAACTTGTAGGTAATTTTAACGACCCACAAGTTCCAAACTCTTACGCTAAATATGGTGATAGATTAATGGAAACACTGTTAGTTAAAACTATAGCTGTGATGCAGAAGAAGACAGGACTTAAACTGGTGCCAACATATTCTTACACAAGACTTTATAAAAAAGGTAATATTTTAAGAAGACACAAAGATAGACCTAGCTGTGAAATATCGACTACATTAAATCTAGGTGGAGATAACTGGCCTATATTTATCGATCCTACGGGGTCTGACAACGTCATAGACGAGTATAAATCCATACACAAGCCTGGTGCACCCAAAGGTGTAAAAGTGGACCTAAAACCAGGGGATATGCTTATTTACTCTGGATGTGAGTTAGAGCACTGGAGAGAGCCTTTTCAAGGTGAATTATGTGGCCAAGTATTCCTACACTATAATCATGCAGATGGACAGTTTGCAAAGTCTAATTTGTATGATAAAAGACCTATGCTAGGAATAGTCAAATAACGTTGAATATCAACGCAATCTAATATAATCTGGAGATCTATGCTACAAAAGATAGGGTTTCAACCTGGTATAAACAAACAAATTACTGCGACAGCTGCAGAAGGTCAGTGGATAGACTGTGATAATGTCCGTTTCAGATACTCTACACCTGAGAAGATAGGTGGTTGGAAACAGTTAGGCGCTGACAATGTTACAGGTGCAGCAAGAGCCTTGCATCAATTTACAAATAGTGAAAGTAGAAAATACTCTATCATAGGCACAAACAGAATTTTATACGCATACTCAGGTGGTGTGTTCTATGACATACACCCTATTAAACTCACAACAACACTTACAAATGCTTTTAAGACAGCCAATGGGTCAACTGAAGTTACGATAAACTTTTCTACTGATCATAATATACAAGCAGGAGACATAGTATTATTAGATAACTTTTCATCTATTACAGATTCAAACTTTGGTGCATCAGATTTTGATGACATAAGATTTATGGCAACCACAGTGCCAACATCAAGCACGATTACAATAACAATGCCATCAGCAGAAACAGGATCTGGAACGGGAACTTCTTTTTCAGGCGGTGTTAGAGTTAGACACTATTATCACGTGGGTCCTGATGTACAAGCAAAAGGGGATGGTTGGTCACTTGGATCTTGGGGTGGAGAAGAAGTTGGAGCTTTTACTACAGTTTTATCTGCAGATATAAATGCAGTTACAACAACAATAACTTTAAATGATACATCACAACTACCATCGTCAGGAGACAGTTTTATTTTAATAGGAACAGAAGAAATAAAATATACGGGAATTTCAGGTAACACTCTAACAGGTGTAACAAGAGGTGTGAGAAACACCACAGCAGCATCTCACTCTGCTGGAGCTACAGTTACAAATACATCAGGTTTCGTAGCGTGGAACCAATCAGCAACAGGAGATTTAACACTAGAACCCGGTATGTGGTCTATTGATAATTTTGGTGATAAAGCTATTTGTTTAATCGTAAATGGTGAAGTGTTTGAGTGGGATTCAACAGCAACAAATGCTACATCAAACAGAGCCACTATTATTGCAAATGCACCCACAGCATCAAGACACATGCTCGTATCTACACCGGATAGACACTTAGTATTTTTTGGCACAGAAACCACGGTTGGAGATAAAACTACACAAGATGATATGTTTGTAAGATTCTCTGATCGAGAGGATATTAACACTTATACAGCTACAGCAGACAATACAGCCGGTGCACAAAGACTGGCCGACGGATCACGGATCGTGGGAGCCATTAGAGGTAGAGATGCAATATATGTATACACAGATACAGCTTTGTTCTTACAAAGATTTGTTGGTCAACCGTTTACATTTGCTTTTGTGCAGGTTGGAACTAACTGTGGACTAGCAGGTAAGAATGCAGTTGTTGAGGTGGATGGTGCAGCGTATTGGTTTTCAGAGAATGGTTTCTTTAGATATGCCGGTGCTTTAGAAACATTACCTTGTCTTGTAGAAGATTTTGTATACGACGATATAAACTTGGAACACGGTAATCAAATGATTACAGTAGGACTTAACAACTTGTTTGGTGAAATTATGTGGTTCTACCCAACAGCAAACTCTTCAGTTGTAAATAGAATGGTTTGTTATAATTACCAAGACTCATCGCCAAGAAGACCTATATGGACAGTTGGTACATTAGCTAGAACAGCGTGGGCAGACTCCGCTGTATTTGGTAGCCCGCATGCACTAGAGTATGATGCAGATGGTGTGGAAGGAGCTACATCATCTACATACGTGCAGGGTAATACAGATGGTATATCAACATACTATCAACACGAAACAGGGACTGATCAAGTCAAAGGTGGAACGGTAACGGCTATTACAGCAAACATACTGTCAGGAGACTTTGATATTACACAAAGAGTTATTAGAGGCGCACAAACTAACATTGCAGATCTTAGAGGTGATGGTGAGTTTATGATGAAGATAAGAAGATTCATACCTGATTTTATTTCACAAACAGGTTCAACTAGAGTTACGTTAAATTTAAAAAACTTTCCAAATGATACAGCTGCAAGTTCATCACTTGGACCTTTTGATGTTACATCTAGCACGCAAAAAGTAGATACAAGAGCTAGAGCTAGAGCAATTGCTCTTAAGGTAGAAAATACAAGCACATCTCAAGATTGGAAGTTAGGCACATTTAGATTAGATGTACAAGCGGATGGTAGAAGATAATGGCAAAGATAGTACAAGTATTAACGAGACCTAGTGAAGAATATAAACAAGCTGTAGCAGATGCACAGGTTAGAGATCTTGACGGTGTAATACAAAAATTAAATACGACGTACCAACAAGAATTAAAGGATGAGGTTGAAGCGTTCAACCTCTTTATAAATTAATGGCAAATAATTTTATTAATAAAAAAGCAGATTTAACAACCACAAATCTTACGACACTATACACAGTGCCATCGTTTAAAACATCTGTGGTTAAATCAATTTTAGTATCTGAAGATGCAGGATCAGGAGCTAGTATTACAGTGACCTTAGTGGACGCATCGTCAAACATATTTAGCTTATTTAAAAGCAAAGCTATATCTTCAAATGCTACAACAGAGCTGTTAACACAACCTCTTGTTATGGAGGCAGGTGAGGCTTTGAAAGTCCAAGCTAGTGATGCAAACGAATTGCATGTCATAGCTTCAATCTTAGAAATACAGCCAAGAGAGGTAGCAACATAATGGAAACAATAAAACCAGAAAAGATAATAACAACCATATCTAACCTGAAAACAGGTGAAGTATATAAGACAGAGGACGAATGGAAGGCAAAAGGAGTGCCAGAAGCAGAGATTAGAAGAGATGTTCAAGTAATTATGCCTTCACTTGATTTGTTCCCTAAAACCAAGTAGTGTGAAAAAATGTCAATAATTAGATCAAATATAGCCAGACAATTACTAGCCGAAGGTGGAGCACCTAGGAAACCATTTGCAAACGGTGGTTTTGATTATGAGTCAGCTGCTGCTTTTGGTAATGATATGGGTATGACTTCAACTCCAAGTTCAACCGACTACTCTAGTTTTGGTCCAGATCAAGAAGATGATGTAGCTAGAATGGAAGCTTCCATGAATATTAATCAACCATCGGGTAGTTTAAGTGATGAAGATGCAAAAGCATTATCATATGTAAATTTTAATAGACCAATGAGAACACCAGATAGGTTTTCATTTAATTTTCCTGATAGTTTTAGTCCTTTTCCTATTTTAAAAGGTATTGGAAGTGGATTAAGAGGCATTGATAGTTTTATTGGTAGAGTAACAAATAGAGACGCTATTAATAGAGCTAGAAGAAGAGATTATTTAGTAAAGGAAGGTATCATAAGATCAGGACCTCTTGGTGATGAAGATTTAAAAGCTCAAGGTTTTACCGGAGATCTAGCATCAAAAGAGGGTTTAGCTTTTGCTAGAGATAAAGGATACACAACAATTCAAGATGTAATCAATAAAGATAATACAGGTGGAGACAGTCAACCTATAAAAAGATTACGAGCACCCATAACAGAAAAAATAGAAGAGAAACCAAAAGATGAATTTGAAGAAATAAGAAAATTTTATAGTTCAAAATTTGAAGACGGAGGTGAGGTAAGACAGAAATATGGCTTAGGTGATATCGTAAAAAAAGGTGTAAGGGCTGTTAAAAAAGTTGCAAAGTCTCCAGTAGGTAAATTAGCTTTAATAGGTGGTTTAGGATTTTTAGCAAATAAAACAGCGTTTGGTGGTAATATATTTAAATCATTTAAAGCTTTAGACCCAATTAAACAAGCATTAATACTTGGTGGTGGTGCGCTTACAGCTGCTCCTTTCTTTATAGGACAAGAAGAGGAAGAGGAGAAACTGCCAACACAAGACCAATCAGATCCAGCGTTCAGAAGTTATCTAGCGTACTATGGAGGACCTACAAGATTTGCTGCAGACGGTGGAGATATTGATGAAGCACCTATGAAGATGGCGTCTTATGGATACAACGAAGCTATGTCTGATACATATGATATGTTTTTACAGATGAAAGAAAAAGATTTAATACCACCAGAAATGAAGTTTGATGAGTTTTTACGAGAAGTTGTGCCAGAAATGAGTAAAAAACAAGGTATTGAAAGAGCTGAAGCCGCTAGAGGTGGCATGATGAATCCAAATGATGAGATGCTAGATTTAGGTGGCAATGAGATGGATCTTAGAGGTGGTGGCTTTGTACCATTAGGAGAGTATGAGAAGAAAGATGATGTGCCAGCAAGATTATCCAAGAATGAGTTCGTATTTACAGCTGATGCCGTAAGAGCAGCAGGTGGAGGAAGTGTTGATAGAGGTGCAGATTTAATGTATAAAACAATGAAACAACTGGAGAATAAGGTCGTATAATGGCTACACAAACACAAATATCAAGACCCGCACCGTTTATAGAAGATATTGGTAAAGATTTTGCCAAATCGCTTATTGGTGTTACAGGATTACCAGCATTAACAAGAGACATATCTGAGGATCTAACAAAAAGAACTATTCAAGATCCGTCGACAAATGAGTTTAGATTAGAGACAGATGATGAATTAGCAAACAGACAACAGATAGCTAAAGAAAGATTTCAAACATTTCAACAAACACAAAAAGCTCAAGAGGGTTTTGCACCAACAGTTGCAGATCAAAATCAATTACAATTAGATGCTGCAAAATTAGCAGGTGAAGGTGTAGATTCATTTAGACCTTTTATAAAAGATGCACAAGCTCAATTTGGTAAAGCAATAACAGGTTTAGAAGGAGCAGAAGGCTTATTAGGAGCAGGTGTTGATACAAGAACAGCACAAGAAATAGCTTCTGGTGTTGCACCTCCAGCAGGATCAATAGCTGAGTTTACATCACCATACCAACAACAAGTTATTGACGCAACGATAGCAGATTTCGATAGATTAAGAGGTCAACAAAGAGAAGCAATTAGAGATCAACAAACAGCTCTTGGTGTACTCGGTGCCGAAAGAGCAGGTGTGCAATTAGGGCAGTTTGAGGCGGATCAAGACAGAGCATTAGGTTCACTTTTAGCTGGTATTAGACAACAAGGTTTTCAAGACGCAGTAGCCAGAAGACAACAAGACATAGCAAACAGACAAGGTCTGGCACAGTCTAGATTAGGTTTAGGAACATTTCAAACAGGATTAGCTTCACAAATTCCTGGTTTAGAACAAGCACAGATAGCACAGTTGGGTCGAGTGGGCGCGGTACAACAAGCTCAAGCACAAGCACAAGAAGATGTTGGCAGAGAGGCAGCTAGAATGGCAGCGTTCGAACCACAAGAAAGATTAGGTTTCTATGGTCAAGGCGTAACAGGATTAATGGGAGGATATCCGGTTAGATCAACAACAACTAATATACCTAACCCAACACCATTACAAACAGCTCTTGGTGTAGGATCTACATTAGCAGGTATCTACGGAGCAGTAAAAAATCCTGGTACTATTGATCCTTCAAAATTTTTAAGATTACCAGGCGATTAATATGATGAAACGTATTTTAAAAAGACCTATGTTCAAAATGGGTGGCGACGTTGAAAACGTCGGCATCATGAATGGTATGAGAAAGAGATACGAAAAAGGTACAAACCCATCAGAAGATATTGATGCAACTTACACAGCTGCGGGTGCAGATTTTAAACCTACAAATCAAAGTGCCATGCCACGAATGGATAGTAACTTAGCAAGAAGAATAGCTTTAATTTCATCGATGGTGCCAGGACCAAGTTTAAATAATTTTTTAATAGACTTTGGTTTAAACTTAGCATCAACACCTCCAAGAGGTAATATATTTTCTACAGCAGCAGGGGCTGCAAGAGAGCCATTTGGTAGATTTATGGAGTCTGCACAAAGATCTGGACAAACAAAAGCAGCTTTAGCATTAGAGGC